TCTCATGTCTTGTCCGATCTTCGCAGGTTGATGGGTATATAACCCACACCCAAGGAGGAAGGTGTGGGGGCTGTTCAGCGACCAATCGGGTGCGAACGAGCCAAGACCTACCCTAGTCGGTGGATGAGTATTTTGTCTTGTAGTAGAGGTTGAGGGCTTGTCTGACAATCTCTGCTTTGGTCATGTCATATTCTTTTGCTTCAGCATTCAGCCAATCAATCGTGTATTGGGTTATGCGTATGGTGAGGGTTGGATACTTCGCAACCATCATTTAATCCCTCTATCGCTCTTTGGGTCACGTACTTCCCACCATCCACGTTGTAGTTTTCGGAATCGTTCTGGATGACGATTGATCAAACCTCTTGCATGCATCGATGTGGTGCCAAGTTTCTTTGCAAGGTCATGATGTGTGATGTGTTCAAACAAATGTTCCGAAGACCATTCCAACATTGTTTGCACAATGATGTCATCACTTTTGACTATCTTTGGATTGGTAGAAGCAGTGACCAACATCTTTTCAATTTCCTCTGGTGCCACTGCTTGTCTGATGCTCATAGGTACTGTTGAAACCCAGAGTGGTCTGCCATGTTCTGTGATGGCTTGTTGAATGATTGCTTGTGGTGTCATTACAGCACCACCAATTCTGTTGCTTCATCAAATGCAACTTGAAGATCATTGATCTTCTTGATTGTTGCAATGATGAACTCTGACTTCGCACCGAAGTCACGACCAGCTTTGAGGTTGCCCTCTTGGATTTCTAACTGCTTGAGGATTTCTGAAACTTGCATGATGTCCCTCCTTTGAGACTCAAGGTATTTCCTTGATGACTTCAATGTATAGGCATTGTAAGACAAATGCAAGCATTATTTTAGATATTTTTTGAGCCTTATTTTGTAAGGGTTTCAGGGCTACAGATTGCTATATGGCGCACCATTGCGCATGGAATATGGAGAACATGGTCGATGTCGTCATCCATTGTCCGTGACTGGTACACGGTGACATGATCAGGCTTGCCGCCATCGCAGGTCGCAAGCAGGAATCCACACGTGAAGACAATCATCTCATCCTTGTCAAGTGAATCAATCGGTGTCCACGTTGCGACACCTGAATGGGCATCAGCCCAAGTGACCAGCACCATCGGGTTGCTCATGGCTGTGATGCGAGGTAGTCAACACCACGCCACCTAGCCCAACCGTTACGGATCGCAACCTGCTCATACACGAACGCTCCGTCACCAGGTTCATACTCGACTACTGCGATTCCTGTCTGCCAATCCTCTGACCGATACAACGGACGACCATCAAGGTCGGTTGCTCCGCGAGTGGACGGCACCGCACCATCGGTTCGGGCTAGACATCCTGGTGATGCAGCCATGATCGTTTGCGCACCATCGTGATAATCCCTAGTCCGTTCAGCCCATTCGCGCCGATGAATATGACCGAAGATAACCGATACCTTTTCGGATGACAAGTATTTGTGGCTGGTCGAGCCTCCAGATGCGACCCTATCGCCGTGAACGACTTTCAAATTGTTGTTGATCCAATGCGCACCCGTTGGGTATCCACTCAGATACTCCACTTCAAACTCATCCAACCGGCACAAATACGGCACCGACATCACAGGCCACTCAGACGGAACCTTGTCCTCGACGTAACCCGAACGCAGCAGCAGCCGAGTCCAGAACATAGTTGCCGAGTCGTTCTTCGTGGTTGCCTGCGATCCATGTGATCGTGGCTTGGGGTGCGAGTTTGCGCAACTGTGCGCACAACTCTGTCGCACGATCAATCGCCGCTTGTGTTGTTCTGGCGAACGCTGGGGTGTACCTGTATTTGCCGAACTCGCACAAGTCAAGGTTGTCGCCAACCATGACGATCTGTGCAGGCTTTGACGCTTTGATGATCCGTAACGCAACCTCAATCGCTTGCTCATCGTGGATTGCTTCCAAGCCTGCTGCATTGTGGAAGTATCCGATCTGCATATCTGGCAGGATCACAGCCGTCTGATATTCGCCGTGCTTTATGGGTTGTGGGTTGAGGGTGGGGACTGTGTATCGTTTGCCAGGTTGGATCACTGGCCATGCTGGTTGACCTGCTTCGCGTAGGTCGTCAGCGAGTGACATTGTTGTCTCGATGTCGGGTGATTACCGATGGAGACATTTTGAATCCACGCTTCTTCAGGGCATGCACTATTTGCATGGGTCTGATGGTGGGGTCTGCCATTGCTTCGCGTAGGTCTTTGCCATCTTCGGCAGAGAGTTGGGCAACTATCTCATCGAGCTTTGATGTTCCTCTTAGGCTTTGCGACTTTATTTCCTGCAATAGTTTCGCCATTAGGTACCCCCTTGAGATGCCAATCGATGTGTCCGTCCAACTTAGTACCAATGTTCGTCACATTTCCACTAAGCACATCTAAGGCATCCACAACCTTTGCATGGTCTTGCGTGTTTTCGTTACGCATCACCACCATCAGCGTTGTCATAACCCCACCCACAGCCGTCACCAACGCTGCGACAACAATGCCCCAATCCATTATGCGGCAGGCTTCGGGTTGGCAGTCTCGTAGTCGAGGACGGCTTGGTTCGGTGTTGAGTCTGTCCAACGGAGATGCCAAGGCTCAGCACCTGGCATGTCAACTACTTCGTGACTGAACCCGAAGCGTTGCTCATTCTCCAACAACCATGCAAGAACCTTGCCTGAAGCATTAGCCACATCGACTGCGATGCCCAGCATGTGACGTGAACACTTCGCAGGATCATCCACAGGTGACGCGAGAACAGCCATGCCCTTCTTCAGGTACCACTTCTTGCCGTCATAGGTTCGGGTCTGTGCGCCTTCAATCGGCTCAACTTGGAACCGTTGCAGGAACCCAGCCTTCTGCGTTGCGATACTTCGATACGTGTCGGTATATTTCATATTGATACCAGCCTCAGCCTTGGCAGCATGCCTCATCGCTTCCCAAGCCCGAGCAGCACAATGATGCAACTGCCCAACACCACCACTGACAGGTCGCAGCATTGTCAGCGACACCTCAGAAGGCTTCTTGCCTTTTAGGTGGTCGCACCATTTGATAGGCACCACAGGCCAAGGCATCTTGGTCATCGGGTCACTTCTTCTTTGCGCCGAATGCGTCGTTGATTTCATCCATTGTGAGGTTGCCATCAAGCGATGATTGTGCGAGCTTCTGAATCACGGTTGCACACGCTGCGAACCCAGCCAACACAGCCGACTTCCAAATCTCAAGTTCCGGTGCGATCACTGCTGAACCACCAACGATGGCAAGAGCTGACGATAGGAATACTGCGACGATACGACCTGCAACATCTTGGAACTTCTTCATGACTTATCTTCTTTCTTGGTAAGTGCGCCGATCAGGTGCAGAACTAATGCCCCAACAGTAAGCCAGATCACGACCTTCTGGATAGCCCCCGACAACGTGAGAATCGTCGTGACAGATGCAGCAATAGTCCACAGCAACGCATGGAACTCACCCCATATCTTCATCGCGTATTCCTTCGTATTGGTGCAGGGGCTGACACCAAGAATACAGCACTCAAGGCAATCAGCGCACGTCGAGTTTTGATTGGCACAGTTTGATTCGTCATCACATAATCATCAGCGAAACCTTCAAACAGATTCAACACAGCCTCAAACGCTTTTCTCACAGACGATGGTGCATCCTGCACCGCAGCCACCAACTCGACTGCCTGCTCGGTGGTCAACTCCTCAACTGCAACCTGCTCAAACACTTGAGCCGCTTCCTCATTCGTCAACACTTCCAGCACTGCCGGTTCGGATGCGATGGAGACGGCTTGATCTGGGCTGAGGTCGAAGGCTAGTAGTTCGGTGATGATTGCTTGGACTTGGGCTGGGGTTGCTTGCTCAATGTCTGCTAGGGCTTGGACTACAGCCTTATCGCTGATGGGTGGCAATGGTGCGTCTTCGGCTGGTTGGCTTGTCTCAGGGGCTTGTGGTGGCTCTGGCAGGGTGGTTTCGGGTGGGGGCAGGGTTGTTGTTGTGCTGGTCGTGGTCGTTGTTGGAGGTGTCGTAGTGGTCGAGGGGTTTGTAGCAGGAACAGTTGTTGGTGCGACAGTCGTAGAAGTTGTTGTGGTTTTTGATGTTGTCTCCGTTGTTGTGGTTTCAGGGATGGTGGTATCAGGGATGGTGGTGGTTTCCGGCACCGTTGTTTCAGGGATGGTGGTGGTTTCAGGCACCGTTGTCTCAGGGATAGTGGTAGTCGTAGTGGTGGTAGTCGTTTCAGGGATGGTGGTTTCAGGGATAGTGCTAGTCGTAGTGGTGGTAGTCGTAGTGGTCGTAGTGGTTGTAGTCGTGGTGGGTGCAACAAGCGTTGTGGTGAATGCTCCGTCAGGAACCATCTCCCAGCCTTGACCATCAATGTTCCAAGCAAGAAGTATGCACGTCGATCCGCCGTTCTCGTACATCCACAAGTCAAGTGTCTGACTCCCTGCACTAATGTCTATCTGCCCCGACTCCATCCAAGTGCAACCCTGATCAGACCAGTTGCCCCATTCATTGCCACCGATATTGATGTTGCCACCATCATCTGAAGCCAACCAAAACTCAATCGTCTGATGCGCAGGGATCGTGATGAACCCTGTCATGTGAACCATAAACAAGTCATAAGTGCAATCTAGGTACGGCTCACCGTCATAAGAACGATTGATGTTGTTCTCTACCTCAGAACCACAAACCGAATACAGACTGTCAGACCTGACAGGAGGAATCGCATCAATCGTGAAGTAGGTGGTGTTCAGTCCTGGTTGATCGTCAGCTGATACAGGTGAAACGAACGACCAAGCTGTAGCCAGCAACGCTGGCGCAACAATCAACCAACGAGAAGTACGCACATTATCTAGCCAACAGTAGGCGCAGTTTCATCACCAATCATGAAACTGGTACGTAATCAACTTGTCGTTTAATAAACGCTTCGTATTCGGCAGGTGTCATAGGCCGAACAAGATCATCTATTTGTATAAACACTGCATCATGTGGATACATGGCTACGGCTTCCTCGTATGTCATGAGTTATGCCTTTCTAAATCCATAAACGCTGATAGTCCCACCAGTCATAAATCCTACTCCGGCCGAAAAAGTAAGGGCACTAAAACTTGAAGCAACCGCGTGATAACCACCACCAACAGACATTGCGCCAGCGGTTCGATAATCAGTTCTTGACCCAATAGCCAGACCAGTGAATTTTGCTAAAAACGGATTAAACAAAACTACATCTAGTGCTAGTCCGTCTGCAAACGCCGAGCCGACGTTTGCCCAAGACGCGCCGCCATTTGTGCGCGTGTAACTAGTGCCGTCTGCCGAATACAGGCAAGAAACTTGTGCAGAATAATAATCGGCAACACTGCTACCTAACACTAAATTTGCGCCGCTTGCTACGGTATTGACTCCACCACTTACGATTACTCTGTAATTGTCGTAAGTGCTGTTAAAGGCATTAGAAAGAGTAACGCTTGCGACACTTGTGCCAATCGTTGCGCTAGTTACATACACAAGCCCGCTATTTATATTGTTATTTACATAGGCTGAAGTGAGAACTTGTCCAACGGTTGTTGCTGCGCTAACTGTCATAATGCTCCTATTGTAGTCCGTAATCTGGGTTATCGAGGTCGGATGTATCCAACACAAAGGCTAGCCGAATCTGCCCCAACCCAACCGTCACATCATGCCGTTGAGGGTTGATGCTGTGCCGGATTGATTCAACAACCACATTCTGTGAAACCGTAGAAGGCGAACCAACATCAAAAGTTTTTGACACCGACACCAAATCACCAATCTCCAACCCTGCAACAACCTCCTGCTGTGCAGCCGTCAACGCATTCAACAACACTGTGAACCCCGAAAAGTTCACTGTCGGATTCTCAAACTTAGACACCAAAAAATTGGCTAACGCCTGATCAGCAAGACCATCATCAACCAACGGCAAATCAGTCAACGACACAGTTTTAATCCCATACTCACCCTGAGACGCAGTGCCACTAGCAACCGCAACATCAACCCCACCAGCAACCGAAACAGTCACACGATTCAAAACCGTCTCAGCACCAAACTCATTAGACAAAGACTGAATCGGCAACCCAGCCGTACCACCAAAGTTTGCAACAGCAGAACCAGATGCAGCACCAACCCGAGCATCAAAGTTCAACAACCCAGAACGACCAACAAACAAACGCCCACCCTCACTCACAGCCACATCATTCAACGCCTGCAACACATTCGTCCCATCGTCATACGGAAAATCACCACAAGTTGCCACACCTGTCTCAATGCTTCGCAAAGCTGTTGAGAACGAAACTTCGTTCAGATTAAGGATGGCGTTCACCCGTGCCGAAGTTAATTGTTCAGATGGGGTGAACGCTTCAAATGTGGCTTGACCTAGTTGACCGAGCGCATCAGTGGACATGATCGTTGCTGTTGACAGGTTCGGATCGGCATAGTCAATGTTTAAGTCGTACACAAACCCTGAGAACATTGCTTGCGTACCGGCAGTTCCCCCGTACACCTCGAACTTGCGACGTGGTGCGATACCCACAGTGCCACCCGAATACCATGCCGAGGAAGTATTCAATGGATCAAAGTATCTATCTGCTGCACGATCATCAGCAACAATCGTGCAACTTGATGAAGGGAACGAATCAAGTTGGCTGGAACGGCCACGATTGATATTGATGTTCGTCACATACTCTGTGATGTCCACAAAATCTGTGGAACCATCCAACGCAGCAAACCCATCCAACTCAGAAGTATCAAGAATGAACTCGTTCGCAACAAAACCAACATCCAACAACACCTTGTACGTTGAACCCCACTTCGCCGCCTTAGCCATTAGCGAGTCGCACCGAAGGAACCGCCGTAACTAGGGATTCCATTAAGCCTTCCGTTGCCAGTCAATAAATCAGTAATCTCTTGAGCCA